GTGTATATCCCACACTGACGTGGTATTACCCTCTCCTGTTAGATTATAATCAAAACTCTCATTAAAAGTAGCTGTTGTCGTATGATCCTCCTGTTTTCCAGGAGTAAATCTATATGGGGAGTAATAGGGGCACTCAAACTCAATTGCTGGGTTTATGTAACCGCTTTGGTAAACCTGTCCCTTAGTACCAGTAAATGGTCTATTTCCGGGTGGTAATGAAGTACCAGTGAATTCTGCCATCACACCGAGTGACACTGCCTCAACACTTGTGTAAGAAGGTTGAGCTGCGTTGACTCGGTTGAAAGCGACACCTTGTAGAGGAGCCCTTTGAACATAAAGCGACGGTCTATTATAAATTTCAAAAGTTCCTCTTGGTACAAACTTCCAGCGCACACTACCGCGCCAACCGGAATAGGCCCAGGTTACCCAATGGAGAAGAATGGTATTACAATAATTGTAGGGAGCAGCTAGTGTGGTGGCATCAACAGCCCCATTCACATTTCCTCGCAAATATGGAAACATTGAAAGTCTACCATACAATGCGGCCCCACCATTCGTCCGAAAACCTATGGCATTCCACAGGTTATAGCGTTTGAGTAAAGTACGGAAAGAGGCAACACTCTCTCCTGTGAAGACTTTGTTTATATCCGAATTATCGGACATCGTAGGTCCCAATTCCTCAGCTACCTCTTGTTGAGGTGCGGAAGGTTCCTGTGTATTGAAACTTTCAGGAATGGTAGGTTCCATACCAGATTGGGGTTTACATACAAAATACTGGAAGTGGTCGTCAGGTACGAACACTTCAAAGTCTTCACCCATGGAAACAAAGACATTTACTTGAATGTCATTGTTTACCGTGGAATTTGGTGTTGTCAATTCATTCACTATGTATACACCTATCACACCATTACCTCTCAAAGGTGATGGTGCTGCGATGTATGGTGTAGTGCTATACATAGTTGTCACCGAATCAACACCAGGCAAGGCGTGACCCAAAAGGGTGCGATCCTGCCCATTCGCAATCTCAACTGTAAAGTCGGTCTTGTCCGCAATATCCACTATTGTAAGATAATTGGTGTTATATTCATTGGTTGCGAAATAATTAGGGTCGTATACTACCTTCAAACGACCCTTGTGAAATGCTGAACACACTATCTGGAAACGAAATTTCATTGTTCCAGTCCAGTACTTGAATGGTAATGCAGCCATCGCCGTAGCTGGAAAATGATACGATGTAGTTGCACCTGCATTCTCTGCCCATGTTACTGGGTCGACCCTAGCATTCCACAATAAGGTTTCTGGAGCGGTTCCTATTGGCCAATCAAAAGTGGTCAAATAGCTTTCTCGCTTCGCAATTTCCTTAATATTTAAAGGGTCTACTCCGTTCAATCCTGAGATACGAGGATCTATTGTAAGTTCCTGCTTCTCATCTATAGTCATTTTAGATGCCCCATCACCTGTGTTAGTAACAGCCAAAGATGAAACTGGATGTGGACGGAATGGTTCTGGATTCTTAGTAACTAATGGTCTACAATATCCAAACATCTTCGCAATACTAGAAGTCGCATTTGCAGCAACTTCTGTAGCTTGTGCGAAGGGTGCTATATAAGGTACTTTGGTCATAGTGCCTGCGACTTTTGCTATCGCAGTAGCAGGACCCGAAATCCGACCCTTAGCATTAACTTCCTCAGTTTCCATACCTGATTGAGGTCCAATATTATCTTGTTCAACAGAAGTCAAAACAGACATTTGGACATCTTCAGCCCAAGCAAAAACTGATATAGTCACAACATCACTCGCACCGTTCGCATGCTTTAAAGCATTTAAACTCCGGAAGTATAGTTGCCCTAATTGCTCCCATTGAGTGAGTGGTATAGATGAGTAATTATAGTAGTTAAAATATGGTAATACCATTTCCCCACCCAGTGATGTTGCTGGGTCGAGGAAAATGCGCGGTTGTTGTGAAGCTTGCACCAAATCTTCTCTAATTAAAGAGGCATTCGATGACAATGAATCAAAAACATCAAATGGTAAATAGCTAACCATAGCTCTACCATATTGGAATCCATTACCATTAATTACAACCTTTACATGCAATTTTGCACGCATCAGGTTGAAATTAGAAAGACGATTAGACACTCTAGGATTTTCAAAGTACAACTCCCAGGGGTTAATGTCAAAACCCAATGTGGTTGATGTTGCCCATTCTTCTTCGGCGATTTTAATTGGTCGCGAGAAGAAGTTTTCAAGTGTAGCATCATTTGAATCCTGAAGTTTCCTTGTTGGATCCATTATGCTCTC